CCTCAATAAAATGTACTTTATTAAACTTGTTTAAAAATTTACTTTTATCTAAAAGTGGTGTTAAGCTCATGTTATAACAAAAATTTACGTTTGGGTGGTTTGAAAATATTTTTGGCCAAGATGACATTATGTTGACACTATCTAGTTCTTTTAAACAACTAGTAAAACAAATATTTTTTCCAATGCCGCCATTCAAAACATACAAGTCTTTGTTCATTTCTTGTATCTTTTTACACCAAGCGCATTTCTTTTATCGAACTTATGATCCTTATGTTCGCCATCTTGATCTACATAATGTAAAAATACAGTAATAAAATGATCATGTTCACATGGCTCTCTCCAATGTAACTTATCCATACCTTTGAATATAATGGCGTTATTAGGCACCATAGGAAACTTATATTCTATTCTATACCTTTCGCGATCGCCATTTTGACTAAAATATTTGTAATCCGAGGTATCGTCTTTTTCTCCTATAAATATTTCATAAGGTTTATCTACAGGATCAGAACCTAAACAAAGAGCAACTGTGTATTCACAAGAGGGTCTATCAGTGTGCGTTGGTAAATCTGCTCCTTTATCGTATACTCTAAAACCAGAATATGTTGGGAATAATTTTTTCTTTACGTTTTGTTCTATAACAGGAGTGCTTAAATCCATTAGTGCCTCCATTAAATAATCTCCATGTTCCCAAACTATTGAATTTGTTGATGTATCTATGTTAAATTCTTTTTGATTACCAAATTTAATAATAGAGTAAGTGTAAACTAAATTTAATATTTGATTAGGTAAAAATTCTTTTATAAAAATAGGTTCCACTATACGACCCATCCTATTAAAGCATACCTTGTTCCTGCGGTTACTTTATTTACTGAATGACGAAACATAAAGTTAGATGGAAATATCACTGCGTCACCTTCGTTTTGAGGTATTGTGTAAGGTCCCTCTGGTGTATCAAATACAAATTCTCCACCATCATATTTATTATTTAAACAAATCGAAATAGATAATTGTCTCTCAGTGCATTTAGGACCAAAGTCGCTATGAAAAACATAACCCGCTTTACTGTCATTTGATTCATACTTTAATAAATCTAATTGTGTTATTTTTTCTGATTTTACTTTGTGTTTTTTTTGATAGTGCTCTACACAATTAAAAATTTTTTCTTGTATAAAATTCGAACAAATTCTCTCTCCAAATGTTTCTGGATGCATGACGCTTCTAGTTACACAATTTCGTACATTTTTATCAACGCCCCCTACAGTCCCAGCATCTTCATAGCCATGATCAAAACAAGCTATAATTTTTTTACAAAATGGATGTGAAATTACTTTTTTAACTTCTAAGATATATTCTTTCATATTTGTTTATACACAGAAAACTTAGTAAGTAATGCTGTGTGCAGAAAGATAAGTATTTCTTTCTGTGTCGGCTGCAGTAGTTGCCTGTGAGGTATCAGCAGTGTATGTTTCTACATTTGCTTCAGGATTTGCAGTTCTCCAAGTAGTAAACTGTGTGCTAATATCCGCGTCGTAAGCGGCCTGCCACTTATCTTGTGCCTCCGCTCTAATAACAACATTAGATGCCCATTGTGGAAATGAAGAGATAGACTCATTCTCTCTTGTATCTGTAAACTCAATTGTTCCAGTATTTGTTGTAGCATCCCATTGTAAGCAGTGAATACTAGCATCAATTTCTGTGTGTGATCTTATATTAAATTTAACATTGTCATCTAAGTATACGTCGGATTCAGTATTGCCAGTGCCTTTCGCTGGTCCATCACCTGTTAAAGGTCCGTCTGCATCGAACATTATGGTAATTCTGCTTTGAACTGTTGTGTTATTTACGGTTGTTGCCATTTTTTTTCACCTTTTTAGTCGTTGCCTTTTTAGGCTTCTTCTTAACTTTTACCTTATTATTACTTAGTTGTAAAATAGTTTTATCTTCTTTTGAGGGATCCTGTCCATCCATGGCTTCCTGATGATTTCCTATCATTCCAAATATAGAACTAGCCACCCCCATAGCTTTTTGTGCGTCCCCGCTATGAGCTAAGACTTTAGTCATTACACTATTTGACCTTACCATTTCATTTCTAAAAGACTCTGTAGCTGCCTGCACTTGCATTGTTTGTTGAGAATTTTCCACTAGTAATAAAGGAATCCAAGCTATGGAGCAGCCCCATTCTTGAACATCTAATCCTGATTGAGGATGCTTGCCTTGTAACATGTTGTACCAAAGACATCTATGTTTTATACACTTCTTTTTAAGAAGAGGACACATCCCATCGGGATCAAATATTGGCATTAATCTTTAGCAGCTATAATTACATTTGCAAATTTAAGATCCATTGCTGGAATTGCGAAACTTGCACTGCCTGTAGTAGCGGATCCTAAAGTACCACTAAATGGGTGGGTGTGACTTCCGCCACCTCCTGCGTTATTTGTATTATTCGTTTGTGGGTTTTGATAGTTACAACGATGCGAAGCAGTTGATGGGTTTGGAGGTGTTTCATTATTAAACTGAACAACTGTAAAAGGATGGTTGTGTGATGCTATTTGTGGCGTTGAAAGACTTGTGCCTCCAACTGTTCCACTAACTGATCCTGAGACAGTTAAACTCTTTGCCTCTGTTGTTCTTGAATCACCAAATGTTGTTTGAAAAGTATCACTACCACCTGTGCCACCACCAGTTCCGACGACGACTCTCATAGCTGCATTACCTAATGCTGCTGCAGTGTCTTGTGTCCAACCTGTGGGTGCGGATGCTTGATAAAAAACTTGTTTTGTTCCTGAAGGGAAAGGGTCTACGCCTGTTAAATTTGAACCACTACCGATAAATGTGGTTGCTGTTACCGCACCGTTGGTTCTTAAAATTATATTACCACCACCAGCTGTTGCATCGCCTACAAATGTAGTTGCACCTAATTTATCAACAGAATTTTTTATACCAAAGTTAGCAGAACCTTCACAATAAACATGAGAGTAAGCTCCTTGTGCTATGGCAATACCATTGGATGTATGCCCTGTAGCAGCGATAGTTAGGGTTTGTGATCCTGATGTATTATTAAAAAATACATACTCGTTTTCAACAGCAGGAACTAATACTTTAATATCCCCGGTAAGTGCACCAGTAAGTTCAATAACTTTGTTTGCTGATTCTGTGGTAGAGTCTGCATTACCTGTTGTAAGTGTAACGTCAGCTGAACCTGCGACAGATTTTGCGATATACCCGCCACCAAAAGCGTCAACTACGTCTAAATTGTTATTAGTTCTTGTACCCCAGGTATTGGCGTTAGCCCCTGTTTCCATTTTTTCTAGTTTAAATCTTGATGTAAATGTACTTGCCATGTTTATACCTCTCTAAAATATATCTTTTTTTGTTATCCAAGCAACACTTTTTATGCTGCGTTTACCTCTGTCCAAGTATTAGTTGCACCTGTTACGACATTTGCCCAAGGCGTTTCAAAAGTATCTCCTAAGGCAGTTGCCATGGAAAGCCCTGTTACATCCACTATTGCACTACCTGTAGCTGTTTCTGTGCCCTCAGCGAATGTTAGAGCTACTGTTGAAACACTAACTATAACACCTGTGCCAACCTCTACAGTTTCTGTGCCTAATGAGAAACTGCTAGATAAACTACCTAATGTAACTAATGCATCTGCTTCTGCCACAGCAGTTCCTAGTGATGCAGTTGCAGAAACACCAACAGGATCTACTTGTGTAAAGATATCAATGACAGGTGTACCAATTGCAAAATCAAGTTGGTCTGACGGTGCAACAACTCCAACACTACCTTCACCAGAAACAGTAGCACCTGATAATGCTGCTCCTATGGTTAATGCTGTTGGATTAATTAAAGCAGTAGCTTCAGAAACTTCTAATGAGCCTGCTGCTGAGGTCATTGATAATCCTGTTGGACTTACAATAACACCTGTTCCTACTTCTTGCGTTGTAGTCCCTAATGAGGTGGCCATTGTTACGCCACTTACATTAGTTATAAATTCTATATTTTCATTCCAAGCAAAAGATCCCCATGATCCTCTGCCCCAACCTGCATCTACTGTTCCAGATCCTGACTCATCACCGACTGCGAAAGATACTGATAAGCTACCTAAAACAACTCCTGTCCCTTCTTCGACTGCTAGAGCGCCAGATAATTGTGTTTCAAAAGAAACACCAGTAGGAGATACTACGTTTTCAGGTTCACCTACTGCGGTGCCTAAAGTAGATGTAAGTGTTACTGGTGAGGGCGGTACAGAAACATCAGCTGTTACTGATGTTGTACCTAATGCTGTTGTTGAGGATACGCCTGTAAGGGTTACTGTTACAGAACTTTGTTGTCCCCAAAAACCTTGCCCCCACGTGCCCTCATTCCAAGCATCTGCCATGGTGATGACCTCCTATATTAAGATAATCTTAATATAGCACTTGATGCATCGTTAGTTGGAAATGCGATTGTAAATGTAC